TACGGTATCAGCAGCCGATCCATCTACTAGGTTTAGTTCTGATGCACTAGATGTGACATCTGTAAGCTGAGTAACGGCGACTTGAGGGCTGGCTAGAACTACCGCTGCACCAGACCCTGCACCGTCTAAATAAACTAGCGCAGTCTTACCATTAGCTATAGTGACGTTTGCTCCAGACCCCTGACTAATATTTATTGACTGACTACCTGTCGTAGCGTTTTCGATAAACATCACGCGAGAAACAGTGTTAGGCGCAATCGTTAAAGTTCTGGTGGTGCTAAGACTTGTGCCAGAAGTTACTTTGAAATACAACGCTCTGGCAGGGTCAGCAGCCCCGTCTGCAACTGTAGTAGTTACATCCGCATCTGAACTAAACGAGGCTTGTGTGTTAAACCCTAGTGCATCTGCTATAAGCTCAAGGTTAGTATTTGTGCTATTACCCCACGTACCGTCCTCATCACCAGTAGTTATTTCTTTAAGTCTTAAATTGTTTACATAAGTAGCCATCGTTAGCTCCTAAGCTGCTTTATCCACATCTACCCAACTAGGTGTTTGTGTATCTGTTACATTTGTCCAGTTAGGTGTCTGGCTATCGTCTACGTTAGTCCAACCACCTCTAGTTATCGTTCCAACTGCTCCTGTTCCTACTACGCCCGTAGGTATAACACTACCAGTATAAGTTACACTGACGGTGCCTACTGCACCTGTGCCTGCTGTACCTGTAACTGTCGGTAGTACAGTAGCTGTGCCTGTCCCTACTGCGCCTGTGCCTGCTACGCCCGTTGGAACAATAAGCTCTGCAAAAGACAGAACCACCGTACCTACTGCGCCTGTGCCTTCTACACCCAGTGGGATTATCGTGTCATCTCTGATAATCCCTACAGCACCTACTGCGCCTGTGCCTTCTACACCTGTAGGTACGATGTTCTTATTCAGGGCGATACTTACAGTGCCTACAGCACCAGTACCTGCTACGGAGATATTCCCGTTAGCCCCCCAAGCAGCTTCTCCCCAACCACCTTTACCCCACACCGCGCCGAGGTAAACAATCGCATCGTAGCCCAGAGTGGTGGTACCTACTGCACCTGTACCTGCTACGCCTGTTGGGATTACAAGTCCGGTACGGTTTATAGTAACCGAACCTATCGCACCTGTGCCTGCTACGCCTGCCGGAAGAACACTGTCGTCCAGCAGGATACTTACAGTTCCAACCGCACCCGTGCCTGCTGTGGAGATGTTTCCGTTATCTCCCCAAGCAGCATCACCCCAGCCGCCTTTACCCCAAACAGCTCCTAATAGTACGGTCTTATCTGCCACGTTTAGCCTCTAGGCAATACGAATAATAGCGGTAGAAGCACCGGCAGCGGGGAACTGAATCTGGAAATCACCTGTGCTTACAGTTTGATCTCCACCAAAACTCAATACCGCACATGCAGAATTAGAATTATTGGTGTTGTATATGACAGCACCACACGTAGTAAAAGATGCGCTCGACCAAGTGGTGTCATTAAAATCACAAACAGCGGTTGTGCTACTAGCTACTGGAGTTATGTTGGTAAGAGTGTTACCACCTGCGCTGTAGCCAGAACCGCTAGTCTCGTCACTGTTTCCAGTTACGGTAGAATAATTTGTAGTTGCAGCACCATAGGTTCCACTGCCAGAAGCAGTCGCTTTTAGCAACGCTATCTTTAGTGTGTCTGCACCGTTCTGTAAATCATGCAAGCCCTTCAATAGTTCAACTTTAAAGCTGGTGGGCATCGCTGTAGATATGGTAATAGCCATGTTAAGTCTCCAATAGTTTTACAAGTTCCGAATGCCCAGCGGCCCGAAATTGATTTGCAAGTGTAGTGCGGTCTGAACGTATAGCTTGTCTTATACCTTCGATCAACACCCCTCGAATCTGGTTTTTGAATGTTTCTGCCTGTTCTCTTATAACAGGGTGGGCGTTTCCACCCACATATATAATCTTGTTTAAGATTTGTTCTGCCATCTCTTCCGCAGTAAAACCTCGCCCTGATACTGTGTTAACGGTAAAATCACCTATCTGTAATGCGCCGTTTGCACTCAACACTACGCTACCTCGCTTCTAGTCTGACCCGAGCGGTAAGTATCTTCACGTAGTTTGCCGTCTCCTAAGTTCTTTAACAAAGCTAAAGCTTGCACATAAAGTTTTTCATATAGAGCCACCATGTCTCCCTCACCCTTTTGGAAACGTATGGCTTCTACAAGAGCACCGTTTAATAACGCGGAATCAAAATTAGTACCTAACCAAGTAGTTCCGGCGGTCACTATAGACTCTGGATAATAGGCAAAATGTAACTCCGCAGAGAAGTTAGCATTGGGTGTTGGACCTACAATGAAAGTATCAGAATCAAATATGGCGTAATGCTTAGGCACTCCTGTTGTAGACGGGTTGGGGTATGCCTCACGTATAAAGTTAGAATCTTTGTCTAACAAATATATGTAATCACTGCCGCTTATAATTGCTAAAGAATATACATACAGCATATTAGTAGGCATGGTCAGGTACTTGTTACCCGATGTAAGCGTGCCAGTTTGATTTTTACGGAGCGCAGGAAGCTGCACAGTGTTGTATATCTTTTGCTCCGCTTGTTGAGCAAACATAGCGTGTTGATCTGCCGTGAACGTCTGTTCGCAGATGTCTTCTACGTTTGCTTTTAATTCCGTATAGTTCACTACGCCATTGGCCCTCTCGCCATAGTGCCTTTAGTAGCCGCACCAGTGCCACGTATCTTAACGCCGCTAGTTTTCATATCAACGGGTTTATTAACATCCGTACCCGCGTCATACACTACTGGCTCATTTGGATGCTCTATAATATTAGGTGCTTTTTTAGTTTCACGTTTCATAATGCGCCTCTACGTAATTGAGATTGTTACTTCTCCTACATGCCCAAATCCACATACTATGGAAGGGTCTATTGGCTCTATGTGTGCCCTACTAGCCGGGAGTTCTGCAAAATCCGGTCTAGGATTTCTTATAGCTTGCGGGTCATCTACTGGAAACTCGCCCAATCTATTCTGCGGATGGTCTGGATTCCAGCATTCAGGACACGCTTTTAATTCTGTAACTTTATTCTTTTTTACTAAGTTCCTAAGTTCTCGTAGCTCATATTGAAAACCGCATATGTCACATATAGCTAACGCTCTTTGGCTAGAAGCAAAACGCTGTGTCATGTCTACCTCACGCCGTACATACGTGGCACTAAGCTAATAGATGCCTTTTCTCTATCCTCTTGTGCAGCTAGATCAAACTGTCTTTCATATTCTGTCTGTAACATTGGTAGGCGTGGCGCTAATTCTGAGTCTTTCTGGGCTATGTAATACGCAAGCCCTGCAACAAGACAAGGCAAAAACCTAAAATTAACATCTGCGTCTTGCGTACCACTTCCCGCATCTTGTATGCGCCGCATTCTGTAGTATTTTAAAATATACGTACTAGACGCATCTGGAACAGGCCATACAGTAACAGAAGGATTAGCTTGCCCTCTGTCTATATAAATCTGTATAGGACGGCCCTGCGCCAGCTTGTTAGGAATACTGGCATAAGTAGAAACGCTTATACGAGATATACTAAGATCAGACTGAGTAGACACATTACCGCTACCAGTGCGTATAACATGCTCAAGCAGATCAATGGTATCCGCTGGTAAGTCATACGATGCAGTGCCTTGTACTAAATCGACAGTGCCTTCATCGATAGTCCACATATTGATACCACGGTTCTGCCACTCAATAGTGAGTAGGTTCATTGACCTACGTGCAGTACGCAGGTCATAACCCGAACGCATCTCACGGCCAGCACGTTCCCACGCTTCTTCAGCGATCTCCGTGAAGTCCATATTGAATGTGGCAGTTCCCGAGGTAGCCATAGTTTATTTCTTCTTACGCTTTGGCCCTTTCTTAGAAGCCTTACCGCCTTTCTTCATGCCGGGAACCTTACCACCCCCACGCATACCTTTCATTGGGCCTTTCTTTTTAGCCATGCCACCGCCCATCATCTTTTTTCTTCTTGGTCCTTTCTTAGCAGCCTTTTTCATGTCGTAGTCTCCTATAAAAATTAGTACGTAGCTCGTACATGTGTTTTACATCGTACTCTTGAAAATACTTATCGTAATATCCAAGAGGTCTTAACTTCTCTGCGGCTTCTTCTAGTTTAGAAAGCCTCTGTACAAAAAAGATGGCGTAATCTACTTCCGAAATAGGATCAACATCTTCTTCTTCATCAAATAGTTCGTTAGGTTCATCCTCTGGATGAAACCCCATAACCCACATGTCCTTATCTCTGAATACGTTGTTCGCTATGGCTTCGTTAATGTTATCTACAAATTCATGGAACTCTTCTTGGTCTTCTATGTATTCTGTATCAGCTATTATTACTAAGTCTTTTCTATCGCTCCAATTATGAAGCGCCATGTATAATCTCTTATAATCTTCTTTTTCAAACTTAAAAACTATGTCTACTTTTGCTTGTTTCCATGCTGCTTTTGCATATGGACAAACTGGTAAATTGTTAAACTCTGGATTACTGACTTCTAGCGTGTGCTTTGACCACTCTTTTATCTCATCAACTATGTTGTTACGCTCTGTCCAAGTAATCATTTTTTCTTTACGCTTTTTCTTGCTTTACGTAATGACTCCTTTCCCCTTTTAGCTATCGCTGCTTGTTGCGTTTTTCCTGCGACTTTAGCTCTCTGTTCTAATACCGTCAGTATTTGAATTTTCCTAGCGAAAGGCTTGTTTACATTCTTAACCTTTCTAACTGTATCTCTTGCATCCTGCACAGTAGCGAATTTAATACCTACCGTGTCTTTTGGATTCTCGTCAGTATACAGTCTTCTGCCACTACCTTTCGGTTTCTTTCCTGTTCCTTTCTTTGGGTCTTTAGCCATTATTTCTTTTTTACTGGTTTACTTTTTGGTAATGATCTTTCTAACCTATCTGCTTGACCGGCATGTAACTTAGAAGCCTTTCTAAGCTCCTTAATCATTTTACGTTTTTGTGCATCAGTAAACGTACCCATTACTTTCTACCCCTAACTTTTTTTGCTACCTTCTTTTTAGCTGTCTTTTTCCTGCGTAAAGATTCTACCCTTCTGGGTTTACCTGCTGGCTGTCCTATACGTTTCTTTTGTGCAACTCTTTTCTTTTTTTCTGCTGCGGTCATCTCACCAGAGGTTTTAGGGGTCTTACTAGAAACTCGTTTAGACGGTCTACAATAAGGCGTACCTCTTTTCTCACCTTTTTGCCGCCCACACGCTTTGCCCGTGCGAACATCCTTCCAGTCCTCTTTGAACCAGCGTTTTAGTGCTAGCCCTTTCTTAGTTTTTCTTACTGCCACGAGACTTATTTCCGTAGTTCTTGGCACCTACCTTACGGCATTTGGCTATAGCGCCCGAAGCATAAGCAGAAGGAAATACTCTGTAGCGCGACTTTACCTTGTGGTAGCACGCATCTTTAGTAGACCCTCCTTTTTTAAAGGTTATAGGTCTAATCTTCCCCATGCCTCTGGACTGCATCATGCTCTTGTTCTTCCGCGCTGTGCTATACCGTCACGAGGGCATTTTGTCATGCCTCCGTGTTTCATTTTCTTTACATTGCCACCCTCGTTCATAAACCCCATTTTATTACGCACCTCTTCGGGTAGTTTACCTAAACCGGGGTTATCTCCGGGGACTTCTTTTAATGCCATACCGCCTCCCGCAAACCGACCTTCATCGGCTTTCATATACTCTTGTCCCACGCTCTGTGGGACACCTGCTTCTTTAGCGAACTTTGGGTTATTAGCCACTGCCGCCATAAACTTATGTTGCTTTTTAGACTTGCTAGGCATTAACGATTTTTAAAGTACATGGTGACTTCAAAACCTAGGCGAATCTTTTCGTATGTTGGTTTAGTCCACATAATAACCTCCTATTACCTTTAACACTTCCATCGCTTTCTAGCTTGACGCAGCCTTGAATTAGGGTTCTTAGCTGCTTTTGGAAACTTCTTCATTTGCCCCGCAGAACGCGCACAAAAAGACTTACGGCGCTTTGCATCTTTACTACCTTTCTTAACCTTACCAGTAACGGCTGTTTTAAGTTTAGAGCCGGGGTTTTCCTTACGGTATTTAGCCACACCCTTCTTGGTCATACCTGCGCCAGATTTAGTCGGACGCTTATGACCACCTTTAATGGTGTGGCCTTTCATAGTCCCCTTCTTACTAGCCACAGAACACCGTCACGTTAGTAATGTTAGTTAACGTAAGAATTGTAAAATCACTACCGCTATTACTGCGCTGCGTAAGAATACCTTCATCCGGTATGGTTACACTGTCAGCAAAAGAAGATGAAGAAGCAGGGGTATCTACTTGCATAAGTAAAGTTCCGCTAGTGCTGTTCAAGTTAAACTTCAACGACCCCGCAGAACCCGCACCTACATAATAAACACTCTTGATTCTAGTGCGTCCAAACGCTAACGAACCTGTAGTGCCAATGCTGACATTACCAGCAGCAGCACCACTAGCTACTATACTAGTGACTACCGTATAAAAATTAGTAGAAGAAGCAGTGCTGGCATTAGCGCCTGTAACCACCTCTGTAGTTGCTTGCCCATGCAAGCTACCAACCTTTATACCTGTAATAGTAAAAGTTATACCTCTGTCGTCTCCGGCAGAAGTGAACAACAACTTATACCCAGTTCCAGAAGGACTAACATCATTAGTAAGTAATGTGATAGCCCCAGCGCCGGACACTGATGCTGCTGCTCTTAGTAACGTAGCACTAGTAGACGGAGTGATGGCGAAAATATCACCTTTAGACATGATCTACTCCTTAATTTCGCCGCGCAAGACAGCAGCCTTGTACTCAGCAGTACCGGGTACAGGGCCACTTGCCGCAGCTTTTTTAGGGGCCGCTTTCTTTTTAGCGGGTGCCTTTTTCTTAGCCGTAGTCATAACTACCCCCCTATTAACGTGTTCTAGCGCCCATTAAGTAGTCAATGGTAGTTGCGCGAGTGCCTGAAGCACTACCGGACACACTCATTGCAGCCATAGCCAGATTCTCGTCGTCAGGAATATTAGTGCTATGAGTAGCGACCAATCTGTCGTTGATAAAAAACTCAACTTTACCTGTGCCTGAACATGCAATACCTAGCTTGACGTAAGTGTTATCAGCCATATCTATGCCAGAATCAGTAGATGTCTCAGTGCCATCTTTTTCTGTCTTGCACAAAATAGACGCATCTCCATCATTTACTTGGAAGACGATACGGTCAGTGGCAGTAAGCATAGCCTCTGGGTTAGTTGCGAAATTAACTGTGAAACCGACACAGATGTCAGTCTGATCCACATCATTGTTCTTGATGCGAGTCTGAAAGAACATATTCTTATCTGCTGCAACAGCAAATATTTCATTGCCTTGTACTGAACCACCATCGTTATCAGTGGTCGCCGTCGATGTGATGGCAAGTTCTCCACCTATGGTGTCAGCTACAATGGCTACAGAAGCGCCAGAATCTTTAACAACTACCCAACCTGTATCGAGTTCGTAAACGAAATCGTCTTCTAGGCAGTAGTAGTCAGGGTTAATTGACATTGGCATTTCGCGTAGGTCTTTATAACCAGACGCGTAACCGCTGTACAACACGGGGGTATTGTGATGAGTAGCCATATGAGTCTCCTGTCGTGGCTAAAGTCTGCCGCCTCCCCAGTGGAGCGCAGTCAGGATAGATTTATAGTATAGCAAAGAAAAGGGGGCTACAAGCGCCCCCTTCTCAGTCACACCTCTAGCTTGCGCCGGGCGATCCGAAGATACCCAGCGGGTCAGATACACCAAAGCTGTAACGCTCACGGGCCTTGTACCGGCTGTTGCCAGTATCAAAATCAGCATCCATAGAGGTTTGCATTGGAGTTCGCACAAAGTGCTTCAGACCGTTAGGAATATCAGTCATCAAGAACCAAGCATTAGTGTCAGTCAGATAATGGTTAACAGTGTAACCTTCTGGAATTGACCCCATGCTTCGGATTGCGTTGATGTCATTATCAGCCGTGTTCGTACGAAGCTCAGTCTCAAGCAAACGAGTTGCTACGAACTGAAGATCGGGTGGAACAACGAGCTTGGTGGGCCTAGATGCAATTAGCAATCCACGCTCATCAGTCCAAGCTGCAATCTGAATAACAGCCGCTTCCAAAGAAGTTTCGTTCAGATCAGCACCAGTAGCAGGCTCATTAGAGTTAGTACCACCAGACACCAAAGGGTGTGCAGTAGAACAAAGCTCTACACCATCGCCGTAAGTAACCGCTGGATCGAACGCATTGTTCAAAATCGCAGCAGCCTTAACTTGCTTGGTGTAAGCCATAGCTCGGGCCAGTGCCTTGGTATAACGCGCAGACAGTGAATCATACAGGTTATCTTCAATAGCCTCTTCGGTTATTGAAAAGCCCATAGAAATTGTCTCGTGGTTATACCTAGCAGTGAACGCTTCTTGAGCGTTGTCATACGCAATGGCTGCACCTTCATTCTTAACAGGTGCTGCACCAAAGCCGGACAGCTTGGTTTCTTCTTCAAAAGAACGCTCTGAACTTTCAGTTTCAAAAATTTCAGCGTGCTCTTCACTATATTTCTCATACTCCATGCCAAATAGGGCATTTAGACCCGGTAGGAGTTCTTTGAGTAGTTGCGCTCTTGAAATAGCCATGTCTCAATACTCCTTATATACCAGTCTTATTGGTGTATGAATGCGAGTCAGGATTGAACTTAACGATCAAGTCCGTAAACGCATCACCAACGGTGGACTCTGGCCCGTCAACAAAATCAACGATTCTGAAGGCAAAACCAGAGGTTACAGCAGTTGTAGCAGTTACCGCACTAGTGGAATTACCAGTAGTGGTGCTTCCTGTGCTAGTAGACTGTACCGCAGCCAAGTGAGTATTCTGACCCAGATCGGCCTGAGTTACAGCGCCATCGGCCTGTACTTGGAACAAACAATCTGGATCGTCCACAACATAAGCTTTCGCATCAGCCGCTACAGTATTGGCAGGCCAACTCTGTCGGAATGTTAATTGCTGAGTGTTGGGGTCAGTGTAGACACAACCGACGAAAACGCCAATGGTGCCTGCTGGAAACACAGTTGAATTGTCTCCATTTGTGGTCACTATCTCGATTGTACCACCAGCAACAATGGACACTACGGAGCCATTGAATATATTGGTGTTATAACCGGAAGCGATCTTAATTTGACGGGTGGAACCAGCATAAGGCTGGCCTCCTATCAAATTCAACGGCTTTAAGCCGTAAGGGGCAGCAGAAGATGCCATGATAGACTCCTAGTTAACCTTTACCGAAAGATACCGTCGATTTCCTATCATTAAATATAGGCATACGAGGATCACTTTCTCGCATTAAGTTGTTGTCAACGGACTGCATCTGAGAATTAGTTTGTTGTTTATAATACTCATTGCGTTCGTTAACCATTTCTTCTGGGGCTTTGCACAGCATCAATCCACCAATCACGATATTGTCTTTAAATCTGTTGTCAGCAACAGTGTCTGCAAATATCTCAGGATGGACATCGGCCCGTACGGGTTCCCAGCCTTCACGTATTTTAGAAGAAACATTAGTAGCGTCAGAAACACCTCGTGTAGAAATACGAATCCAGCGATACACGTAACCATCTTCCGGCGTAGGGTTAGGCAAAACTTCTGGCCTTTCCCAAGCTTTTTTACGTGTAGTTGTTTCTCTATTTTCGCTTTCACGCGAAGCGCGTAATTCATTCTTAGCCATTCTGTTTCCTCGCTAAGTCAGCAACCTGTAAGGCGTATTTGTCCAGTGGAACTCCAAGTCTTTTTGCAATAGCAATTTCAGATTGCTTTAACCTAACCTTGTTAGGCGATGTGCTCCGCGTAGCGGGTGCAACCACATTGCTAGATTTTGACTTAGAACCCCCCTCTGGTTCGTTGTCTATCCCGTCATCAAACTGAGCGGGAAACACTTCTCGCATACGAGCATTAATATGCTCGTAGTATTCATCAGATTGAGGGTTTATACCCTCTTTCGTCAACTTGTTATGCAAACCCAAAGCAAGCGCGGTCATTTCATCGTCAGACCCAAACCAAGGATTTTCATCTCTCCAAGATTCAGCTTTTACGTCACGCTGCGGCTGCTCTGTAGGTGCAAGTTGTTGTGATTGAACAGTATTTTGTTGTGATTGTAAAGCAGTTTGCTGTTCTTCTATTTCTTTTGGTCTAAGCCCACTAACACGTTCCATCCGTATTTGAGCCGCATTGAGAAGTGTTTGAGCCTCCAGTACTGCATCAGGCTCGCCTGACTCATACGCTTCCCTATACTGCCGTTTAGCCATACCTAATTCGGCTTCAACTTGTTTCTTAGCAGATTGAATAAGAGCGTTGTGGCTTTCGTCCGTTTTACTTTTAAGTTGTTGATTTTCTTTAACCAACTGTTTAGCGTATTGTTCTAAAGCTTCACGCTCTCTTTCTGCGGTTTCTTTAGCTCTACGCTCATCATGATATCTCTTTGATACTGACTTTAAGCGTTTTTGTACTTTCTTGCCGTAGGTCTGTAGTTCTTCATCAGTGACTTCCGCTGGTTCCGAAGGCGTTTTGCCCCTATCCGCAGGGGGTGTGTCGTCCTCAACCTCAATCTCTACTTCTCCAGCCTGTATTGTGTGTTGTTCTTTTTGCTTAGAAGGGAACTCTACTGTTTCACGACCTACAGCGTCCTCCACTTCTATCTTTAAATCTTCAGGCTCTTGCTCAGGTATTTCTACTTCTTGTGTAGCTTCCTCTTTATCTGGATCAGGAAACTCGTATTCTACTTGTTGTATTGGCATGGTTTAGTCCTCAAGCGCGAGTTAATTTACTCGGATCATCAATAACGGCCTCGATTGAATCATCGTTCATTAAACGATATTCCTCCTTACCGACTTTGAATCGCGTGCCTGTATTGGCACGAAACATCACATAGTCCCCTTCTTTGCACCACGGCCCATCAGGAAAACGCGCCTCGTCTTTATAGGCTTGGTCCCCCATATCAACCACTACCCCTGTCATAGACAGGATGTACTCTTCTCGCATGGTTGTGGCAGCTTTCGCAATGCCTCCCTCAAATGTATCCTCTATAGTAGGCAACGCAACAAGAACACGGTATCCGACAGGTTTAGGTACATGTTTGTCTAATACCACTTCTGCCTTTTCTTTATCTTCTATCTTTCGCTTACGCTTTGCTTCAAGCGCAGTCATTTCAATCGCTTCAGTCATCTGAGTCATCCATATAATTACGCGCAAGGTCTTCAATTTCACGGCGTGCAGCGGCTAGACCTCGTATCACTCCGCACGATTCCCTGTATTGGGCGAAGGAATTAGCTCCCCCCTCTGCAAGATACTCTTCTTGTTGCGCTTGCAGCTCTGCAAGTTTGTTGTTCAGCACGTCAAAGACGGTTTTTGCCATTACTTACTGCCTTCAAAATCTACAAATATAGGAGTTTGTTCCCCTACCCATGACCCGACTACATTAAATTCAAAAAACTCAATAGCTTCTTCTCGGGTCATTCCATCTCTTTTTTCTAAAACATCGATACATTTTTTTCGGTCATATACAGCAATTGTTGGTTGTCCACAACGCTCTCCAGTCCCTACAAAAGCATCCTCGAACCCTCCAGCAAGTAAAAGTTCTACTTCCATTACTTATTGCCTATTCTTCGCAAGGTCTAATATAGCTTTAGCCTCATCCAAATCTTGTTTAGCATTGGCTTGTTCTGTTTGTGCAGCAATACGTGCAGCTTCTATAGTAGCAGTATTGTTTGCCTTTTCCTTGTCTAATTTAATTCTTTCTGCATCCAAAACAGTCTCTGCTTGGTCTTTTTGAGCTTTGCGCTGTTGTTCTGCGACTTTAAGCTGCATTTCTTGTTGCTTCATCTGGAATACAGGGTCTTGCGCTTGTTGTTGCGCTTGTTGTTGTGCAGCAGCTTGTTGTTTTTGCTGCGTAAGTTGTTGTCCAGCTTGCGCCATACTTTGGGAGAGAAGTTTCTCCATTTCTTCCGGTATTTCTTCGTCCGGTGGTGGCAACTCCACGCCAAGCTTTGCCGCCATTTCCTCTCTATACAAGAAGGCCATATGCTCGCCAATATGAGCTTTAATTGCAGCGACTATCTGCTGTGCGGCTGGGTTTTGGCCTACAAACGCCATGATCTGAGGGTCTTGCAAAAAAGCTTCGTGTACAGCTATATGCGCTCTGTGATCTTGGTATATAAAAGCTTTTACCGGCTTGCCCACCAAGAACGCCATATTTTCACTTACAGGGTCAAGCGGTTTAATATCGTCTTTAGTAGGAACAAGTTTATCTGCGTCCTTGATACCCAAGACTTCTATCATTTGCCGGTGTAGTTGTGGCAAGTCATATATCTGCGGTGCGCCTTGCGCCATTTGCAGCACAGTTTGATACTGCACAACGCGCTGTGCCATTGTGCTGCTGTTAGGATCACTAACCGGAATAACTTCTACCGTATCGTAATCCATACGTCGAGCGCGAGGTTGAGCACGGTCCGGTGTATACATGTACTCATCAGGCGCATACTCCGCAATAATCGCCCTAAGCAGTTTGAACTCCTGCTTCATGGCGTAATGAACACGGGCTTGCACCGCAGCCATTGGCTTGAGCGTACGCTCCAGTAGAGCAAGTGTGGTGCCGACAGGCGCGTTGGCGCTCATGTCAGAGATGTTCATATCACTGATTGCGCCCAACCTACGGCCTTCTTCCGTAATCTGCTTTAGTAATGCCAGTAGAGTCTGACTTGGCTCCTTATAAGGGAGCGTCATTAAATTGTCTTTGATACTGCCACTAGGCACGTCTACGTCACGAAACTCACCGGGACCAATGGGAGTGTCATCGCCCTTAACCCGCAGACCACGAGACTTTAATCCCCCCGGCAGATTCGACAAAGTACCAGCGTCAACTAATTGACGGATTAGAGAAGTCCCGGCCCTAGCGTACCCACCAATAATATGAATTAAACCAAGACCATAGAAGCCAAAACCCGGTACATAGGAGTAATGGACAAAATGTTGACGCTTGAGCGTCAAAGGGTCGTCGGGATTCCAGTTACGACGAATAGCTAGAACTTTGCCAGAGCCTTGCTCTATGGTAACCACGTAAGGCTTTGCTATCTGTAGGGCACCTTCTTCCTGATCTACCTCATCTATGATCAGGTCTGCATGAACTTCTAAGACCGTGTAACGGTCATCAGCGTTGAGGGTGTACCCCCCTTCCTCTGCTTTTTTCTCTTCTATGTCGGTATGGTAAGCAGCAGGCTCGCCCAGTTCTTCTTCTTTATAGAAACCAGCCACCTGTAATTTTACTAAATCATTCTTGGTCTTACGCATCACATGCGTAACACGCTCTGCTGTCTCTATATTAGACGCGCCATAAGGAACGATGACATCTTCGGCGGGGATGTACACAGCCACTTGTCGGCCAAGGTTAGGATCAAAATAGACTTTTTTAAACGCAGACCCTGCAAGACCAAGAGAGTACAGTAACCGTTCATGTTCGGGACGATATTCAACCATGACATCCGTTAACTCATAGTTCATATCTGTCCGAACTCGAAGGGCAGCATCTTCTTTCTCTCTGGTTACTTCTCCTAATATCTTGGTCTTGACAGGGCCAGCGGCGGGAAAGGTTTCACTCATAGCCTCCGCTTGAAAGCGGATAGCTGCTTCAGCGAGCACGTTAGAATATACCCCACAGGCATCTTCCCACGGCTCCACTCGTTCTTCGTATTTAAAACCAAGTACATCCAGACCTTTAACAAAGGTATCTGCCCACTCTTTGCGGCTAGATGTATCAGCTTCTACATGACCTATAAGTTCTGACGATATTTCTGTCAACTGACGATCATCTAAATATTCTGCAAGGTTCGCATCAAATGGCGCACCCATAGTCTCTTCAAGCCCTTCTTCAGGGACTAGAGTAATCTCAACGCTACCATCGTCCATTGTCACCATGTCAGGATTGACAATGCCAAGTTCTAATTCTGCCATCTAACTAATCTCCTAAATACAAATCTACTGGCCTTGGTGGGCGATCTAGGAAGTTCGCTAGATACTCCATCAACACTTCAGGGCTATTAGTCATATTTTTAAGCGCGGCTAAACCGCTGGGAAGGTTTCTCTCCTTCCGATTAAAATCATACATGTCTTGTATACGCATCCCATCACCTTCATCTGTAGCAACATATTTACCTAGACTAGTGGCTACGTTGTATTCAGGGTTGGTAAATGATTTACCTAGCGAGGAAAAGTAGCCCTGATCCACTACTTCACGTTGCCTTTTATAAGGATTTATAGCGGTAGTGCCTCTAGTTCTGTCGTAGGTGCTCAAATCACTTAGCACCTCTTGGAGTTCTTTTTCGGGATTAGCCACTCTTATCCCAGAAGTTTGCCCAACTTGCCGTCGTAAAATGTCTGCTTGATCTCTAAAACTTTGTTCTTGCGTTGTATTTCGTTGCTGTTGCTGCGCTATTTGCTGACGAATAAATTCTAATTCTTCCGCTGTAAAATCTTTTTCAGTGATTGGTTTCTCTACACCCGCCATATACTCAGCGAATAAGCGCATGTTTGTTGGTAACGTACCATAAAGGCTTCCTATCCCTTGTTTAAACATGTCCAACATTAGTAGTACCCGCCCCTACGTTGCTTAAAGTATTGCACCTCATCCGGCTCATCTGTGGGTAACCTGATGAACCCACCCTGCCTAAACCGCATGAGTGCCATTACGGTAGAATCCACCAAATCGTCATTCGACATAAAAGGAAACCCCGCGATCTCCTCCACAACTTCTTCTGCCCAGCGTGTCTGTGGAACCCAGCACAACCCAGACTTTATTATGTCTGCTACAGAATTAAGACGCGCCATCTTATCTCCCGACCCTCTGTGCGGGGTATATTCTTGCACAATCAAACCCATTCTGCGAAATTCTTGATATAAAGGCGTCCCACTGCCTTTTTTCTCCACGATAAACGCATCCGGCTCCCACTCCATATACTGCTCGTAGGACATCTCCTTTAACTCCGGAAACTCCATCCGCTGCTTAATACTGTTCAGGAGTATGATCTCATACCGATCTTCCTCATTATTGAAAAATACCCCCCATGTGGTCAGCGCTGTGTAGTCAGCACGATTGTGCTTTTCCGCTGCGGCGTCTAAAGACATGATCAGATACTCACAGGCGGGGGGCTGTTCTTCTTCCCACTCTTTCCACCACTCTCGTTTGACCAGTGCCGCTTCTTCAGCGGTGGGCGTTTGCTGATACTGAGCGTTCCACTGGAATAACGGCATGGAAGCTTTAGTGCGGTACAGAGCGTCAAGATTAAAAAACTCCGGCCACAAAGGCTTCTCAACAAGTTCAGGAGATTTATCCTTACTCGCCCGCTCTTCGATCTCTAGTATTGCAGGGAACTCTACCACCTCGTAGTCATCTGCAAGTTCGTTCTGCGCCATGTCCCGTGTTACGCGTCCGGTCAGGTCATCCAGATGCCACCGTGTCTGTATGATAGCCACCCGTCCACCGGGCATCAGACGTGTACGAGCACCGAACGTAAACCACTCATAGGCTTTATCAAAAACATCAAGGTTCCCGTTGATAATGTCCTGCTCGTTGTGCGGGTCATCCACAAGAAGTAAGTGAGCACCACGCCCTGCAAGGGCCGAACCCACACCACAGGCAAAGTATTCCCCTCCCTTGCCTGTGTTCCATCGCCCTGCTGATTTACTGTCTATGGCAAGTTGTGTGTCAGGAAAAATCTCTCTGTATTGTTCTGTAGAAATTAAGTTTCTTACCTTCCGTCCAAAGTCCACCGCTAGGTCTGTAGTGTGCGATACCATTAAAACTTTCTTATCTGGGTTACGGCCCAAGAACCATGCGGGAAAATAAATAGAAACTAACTGAGACTTGCCGTGTCTCGGAGGCATGTTCACACAAATACGGTCTTTCCCCGTATCTTCTATTGGTTTACCGTCATAGTTGTACTCTCGCCCCCGTTCGATCTCCATCAACAGGTCGCCCAGTATGCGGTGATGCTTGCCCACCTTATAATCAGCCTGCATAGCACAACAGAAAGCAATGAGATCGTCGCGTGCGGCCTCGATTTTCCGCTTCTTTTCGTACTCATCCAGTGTTTTGAGCAGTTCTTCCTGCTCTTCGGGCGTGTAGGAGTCGATATTGGCTAAAAGTAAGTCAATATCCTCCGCAGAGAACTCAAACTCATCCTCCAGTGCCGCGTCTTCAGCTAGATTTTGCCTCATAGACCCCTTCGGCGTTCTGTTTAAGCTCCAATAAACGCTCTTTCAGCTTATTTTTAATATCAGCAGCGTTTTGATGGGTGATTGTTACTTCCTTCTTCTCGGCAAACAGCCCTATTTCGTTAATTTTGCCCAAAAACTGCAACGCTTGAAGGCGAATCCGCGCATCCGGGTTCTCTGTCTCCAGAAGAAGCTTGTTAACTACCGTATTTTTGATGTCTTCGGGGGTTGCGTTCAGTGATCCCCCATATTCTTCCAATATGTTGTACGCCTCAAGCAGAGATACGGTAGTTGAAGAGGCTCGTCTGGCCCCCTTCCCCTCTTCTGGCTTGTCTTCAGCAGGTTCTGGAGTAAACGGAGTCAAATTCACCTCTACATCGTGTTTTTCCATCAGAGACATATTGCGACAAGCGGCCTCTGCCGTCTCGCGCAGTTCCGGATAGTTGAAATTGTTGGGTAACTCTATAGGAATTTCAGTGGGTTCCATGCCGTAGGTACCATCAAGGGGGGTGTTTTGTATTTTAGGGGGGTGGGGTGTAGTTATGCAAGGTTTAATAAAAGAGGGGGTGGGGTATCTGAAGAG